AAGTTGAATAGGAAAATTATTTTGATGGCGAGTGTAGCATAACGGCTAATGCACTGGATTGTGGATCCGGGTACGTGGGTTCGATTCCCATCATTCGCCCCATTTGTTAGTAAAGGAAGTTAAAAAAAGTAAAGGAAAAGTTAGTTATGAAGAAAGACTCAAAAGACGTAATGATTAGTTTTGATACGACTGGATCAATGTATCCTTGTCTGACTCAGGTTCGCAGGGATGTTTCAAGTCTTGCATCAAGGCTGTTTAAGGATATTCCTGACCTTCGAATTGGGATAATTGCTCATGGTGATTATTGTGATGAGAAGTCAACCTATATTACAAAGATGCTTGACCTTACAGATGATAAGGATAAGGTTATCCATTTCGTTAATAATGTTTCAGCAACTGGAGGCGGCGATGCACCAGAATGTTATGAGTTTGTATTGAACCAGGTTCGAACAGCATCATGGACATCTGATAAGTCCAAAGTATTTATCATGATCGGTGATGATGTTCCTCATGCAGCAAATGAAGCTCAGAATTTCAAGAAGCTTAATTGGGTTAATGAAGTCAAGCTTCTTAAGGAAGCAGGGATTAAGGTTTACTCGGTTCAGGCATTGGGTAGGACTCATGCAACTTCTTTCTGGCAGACTGTTGCCGAGAAGTCTGATGGATTCTATCTGCCTCTGAATCAGTTTGCTGATATTCGATACCTTATTACTGCTGCAAGTTATAAGCAGAAGAGTGATAAGCACCTTTCTGATTATGAGAATGAGTTGATTACTAATGGTAATATGACTCGTGATCTTGATGCTGCAATTGGAACCATGCTTGGAAGGAAGACAACAACTCGTTATAAGACTCCCCGTCTTAAGCTTGGTGCAGTTCCTAGTGGTAGGTTCCAGGTAATGATGGTTGATGAGACAACTCCTATTAAGGACTTCGTTGAATCCCAAGGTGTGGAATTCAAGAAGGGTCGCGGATTCTATGAGTTCACCAAACGGAAGAAGGCAACCAAGATTCAGGATTACAAGGAAGTAATTTTGATGGATAATAATACTGGTGATTTGTTTACTGGTGATAAGGCAAGGAAGATTGCAGGAATTCCTATTGGAGAGACAGCATCTCTTCAGCCTACCGCAGTTGATGGGTATACCGTATTCGTCCAGAGCACAAGTATGAACAGAGCACTTCAGGCGGGTACAAAATTCCTTTATGAAGTTTCTGACTGGCGCGACTAATTGATTTGGTGTTCGTTGGAATAATTGGTAAGTTCACCCGGACTATAACTCCGGTGGGGAATGGGTTCGATTCCCATACGAACACTATTTTATAATTGGAGAGATTAATATGTTTTGGAAAAAGGAAAAACCACCATTGATCAATGCTTTTGAAATTTCAGAAGATGAGACGTTTCGAATAAATGAAGCTCTTATTTGTAGAAATAAAACTGCAGATGATATTGTAAGTATTACTTGGAATACAGAAAGAAAAATTTACGTTGTCTTTTTTAGAGATACGTGATTTAATTAGTTAACGGGTTGGAAGGTCTAAACCACCGAAACAATACTCAGACAGCATAACTGAGACGAACTTGCTAGGCAAGGGTTTATTAAGAGAATTCCGGTAATGCACGGAACCACCTTCTTTTTACAATAGGAGATATCTATATGCTTAAGAAAGTCTATTTCGAAGGAATGATTATGGTGGATTTTAAAAAAGATCCAGCTAATAAATGGGATTATGAAAACTGTGTTCAAGAAGCTATAGATGATCATGGAGCTAGTATATCAATATCATCTGTACTATTGAAGAAAGCTTCAGATATCCCATCTAATTGGATGAATGCTATTCCTTACGGTGATAGAGGTGATGATAAAAAGTGTATAGATATATACTATGATGAAGTGGTTCCAAAAATAGAATTGGATGATAAGAAACAAGGTAAGTTTGAGTTTTTCGATCAAGTAAAACAAAAGAAAGAAGAGGTAAAAGATGGGAAAGTTATGTGAAGCAATTGCAGTAGTTGGGGAATTGGAAGGTGCATATAAGAAGATCCTAGATGAGTCCAAAAAGACTTTCAAGGATAAGCAGGCACACTTTATGGCATTCGTAAAGAGGTATGAACCCTTTGCGGAAGAAGAGAAAGCAACTGAAGCTATTGAGGAGCAGAAGTCTCTTGATACAACAGTTAATGCCAAGCTTGAATATATGTTTGAGAGTGTGGTTAATTATATTGATTGCTTTGCTCAAGTGGAAGCAACCAACCAGGTAGCAAAGGCTGATCTAATTGTCGATGGAAAGACACTCGTAGCCAATGTTCCTGCAACAGTCCTTCTTGGTCTTGAAAGCAAGCTTCGTGTTATGAAGGAAGTTCTGGATGAGATCCCTACTCTCGCTCCTGGAATTTCTTGGAAGAAGGATGCTTCAAAGGGTCCTAACATCTGGAAGAGGGAACAGGATGAAGTTTCTTTCCGTACTCGCAAAGAGCCGAAGTCGAAGACTCTTTATGAAGCTACAAAGGAACATCCTGCTCAGATTGAAAAGTGGTCCGAAAATGTCAATATCGGTAAGTATATCACATCTCACTGGTGCGGCATGCTCTCTCCTGCTGAGAAGTCTGATCTTCTTGGTCGTCTGGATAAGCTGACCAGAGCAGTTAAGGTAGCTCGTCAGCGTGCAAATATTGCGGAAGTTGTTGATATTCATATCGCAGATAAATTAGTATCCTTCCTTATGAAGGGTGAATAAATTATATAAATTTTGGGTAGATTCAGATTAAATAATCAGATTCAGATTCATCAAATGGTTTTTATGTTGCTGTTAAAGGCGAATGAAACCATGATTCAGATTATTGCCCAAACAGATTCATTACAAATCACAGAGAAAGAAGTGATAGATAATTCTAATATAAAATCCTTGTCACGGGTTCAACTCCCGTTCCCGGCGCCATATATTAAGGATCCGGATACTTGTTATAAGTGATACTTGGATGACGTTTTTCAATGTCATAGTAATCCATACAGGTTCCTTGATCCTTTATGCCGGGATAGTTCAGTGGTAGAACGGGGATATTCAGTTTGAAGTTATTTATTCATGACGGAATGTGAGGAGTTAAAATCAATCTTTTAACAGAGATTAAAATAATCGGTACCTGGGAGCAGGCTAGTTCCCAGGTACCACTTTTACATCTACCGAATAAATTAATATGGATGAATATAAGATAGTAGCAATTTTAACAGTAATTGCTTCTATAGTGTCCATAATAGTTAGTGTATCGGTAATAAAATTTGTAGAGAGGAAAAAATGATTACTAGAAAAGATAAGATCCCTACTAAGGGTGATACTCTTGAAAAAGTATTAGTTAATAAAGCTAGAACCATTTGCCAATTAGTTTTCTCTAGCGGTAAAACAATTCAAACCGAAATTGATCCAACAGAATTTGGAATGAAGAGTGAAGTAAAGAATAACCCAGTTAAGAATGAGAATGTCAAAAAATCAAAAGTTGATTCAATGACAAGGAATTCTCCAGAAGATCAAGAGTATAAGAATAAAGTTTTAGAAACACTTGGTAGAATGAGTGGAATGACTAAAGAAGAAATTGCTGAACAGATATCGTCTAATGCACCGGCGTCTGTTCAAATGCAGCAATTAAATGAGACTCATAATGCACCAGCAATGGATGAAGATTTTGAAAGAAAGAAAGATGCAGCAATAAGAAGAAGTGAAGAAAGATCAGCTAGATTAGCTAAAGAAATAGCTATGAAATCTGGTGCTAAGTTAGAAGGAAGTTTCACAGCGGGACAAGGTATTTCGATCGGTTAGTTTTGGACGGGTCGCCTAGTGGCTATGGCGCTGCGTTTACATCGCAGTTATAACCGTGGGTTCGAGTCCCACCCCGTCCACCATTTTATCGTATAAAGAAATTAAATTTTTACCGTATTTTTGATATACATAATCAAATTGAGTTTTCAGATCTTTTTCAAATAATATAGTTAGTGTATGAGGAAATTGATTTATTTTATATTGATCATTATCCTTGAGATAGTTTTTAGTTTCTACATAATGATTATCTGATAATTTAAAATCAGGATAATAGTTATGAGATTTACCATCTGCAGCAATATATTGAAATGCGTCGATGTTTCTTTCAAATGGAATATTGTGTTCTAGATTATAGATAACCCAAACAAGTTCAAATGTACTATCACACCATATCCCTTTGTAATAACCTTTATGAGAATTTCTACCGCCTTTATTTTCAGGACCTGGTCTATATAAAGTACAATATTTTTTATCGCCTTCATGATCTTGTTTATAACATAATGTAGAACAATATTTCCTTTGCTTAGCTTCACTTGGAATTAAAAGTATTTCATTATCGCATACAGGACATTTCCATAAAATTTTTGGAGGTTGTCTTTTTCTGATAGATTCAACCATAAAGTTATAATTGATAGAATTTTTCATATTCAAAGAAATTTTTAATTTTGTTTCTTTTGAATGTGTTTGGGTATGGGCGCATGATGGAGAACAGAATCTACCACTTCCATATAATCCATCATGTTCGTTATTGCATTTTTCGCATTTCATAATCTTCCTTTTTAATTTATTCGGAAGATGATACAAGTTCAAATTAAACAGAAGGAGTTATTATGTCGTTAGATGAATTGTCAAAAGAAGATATTGATCTGATAAATGATATTGAAAAACAAGATAGACTTAAGAAAGAAGCAAGAAAATTTACATTATTCATATTTAATTTATATGAGTAATGTAAATTT